CCTTGCTCTGGCTATACATCAGCGCTTGAGGATAGCATTGTAAGGCGTTGGCCTTGAGATATGTCGCTATCGGCGGGCTTTCCTCTATCACGGGCCGCCGGAACGGTATGCCGTACTCGCAGCCATAGTAGGCCGTTGAGCTTGCAAAGATCAGTCGCTTGATGCCCGCCCTCATTGCCGCATCTGCTACGTGATGCGTGCCAACGCAGTTAGTGATGAAATACTCTTCCCACGTCGGCCCCTCAATTGGCCCCGGTATCGCAGCTAAATGCACTATGGCATCACAATCTATCGCGCACTCTGCCAAGTCCCCCTTGAGAATATCCCAGCCATCCTTTATGTCATACCCTGTTATCTCAAAGCGACTGCCAATGCGGGCCACGAGATGCGTCCCCAACTTACCCTTGTCGCCCGTGACTAGGATATTTGACATTTCGTTACCTTCACGTCCTGGATATGGCGCTCACAAAGCGCTATTAGCTCATCCGCGGACCCCAAGTTTGCGCCCATGTGAAACTCGCCGCGCAGGTGATCTATATGGTCAAGCTCAGAGACGCCCGCCCTAAGCACCTCATATTCTGCGCCCTCACAGTCGATCTTGAGCAGTTTGCAACGATCTATACCATGCTCTGTAAAGATGGCCGCCAGCGTCACAGATTCAATGGGCTCGGCCTCTCTCGTTTCCATATAGATTGACCTGCCCCCGCTGTTGCTGGCCCGATCCCCGCCCATGTATACCCGCCTTCCGTCGCCCGTGACGGCCTTATTGATCGCCGTCACCGCCACCCCGTTGGCTTCGATGTTACGCACCAGCCGCTTGTAGTTCTCTTTGTCTGGCTCGTATGCATACACCATCAGGAATGGGTATCGCTTGGCGAGATAGATACTCACGATGCCCACATGAGCCCCAATGTCTATCACTACGTCGCCATCCTCAAAAACTATGTCGTCGGGCTTGTATGACTTGGCAACCTCACGCGCTACGATCTTTGCCACGCCACCTTCAGGGTCATCCTCAATGTCCAGCGCAATGCCATTGATGGTCATAGAGAAGCCATGCGGATAATCCACAGTCTTACCATTTGTAAGTCGTCGTCGCTCTGCTGGGCAACCAGGGACTTTGCAAGGCACGCAAAGCTCTTTGCGTTTGTTGTATAACCCCGTCGTCGCCCAAACATGCTCGTGGTCGGGGTGAATCTCTGCATCTACCATCTCTAGGAAAGGCTTCCAGTATTCATCTACCACCTTATCCCAGTCATAAGCTATCGCCCCTTGGCGCGCCTTCTCTCGTGTCCATTCACGCGCCTTTTCACCATGGGCCATCTCATAGGCCCACTCCAGGCCCTCCACAAAACCCTGTATATCCGGTATGCTGATCCAGCCCCCTAGCGGTGTGAAAAACTGTTGCAGTGGCTTATCGGAAGTCCAAATCCCTCGGCATAGCTAGGTTGCAGCAGCACATCCGCCGAGTTGTACACATCGGCCAGATATTCCTCTGGCAAGCCACAGAGATAGGCATATTGGTCTACAAATCGCACCGCATCTCGCGGAAATCCATCGATACTATCCATGAGCATGCCAAAGTCCACGCCTTTCTTTGAGCTGCTTTCGCACGTATGCAGATACAGCATCGAGTCTGGATGTCTATCGTGGAATTGCTTGAACATTCTGAGCGCCTCTGGAAACGCTTTCCGGCTCGGAAAGCCTTTGTTCGCCGCGACCATCACTACCAGAAAGGCGTCAGGATCGATACCAAACCTCTTGCGACATTCGGCTTGATCTTTTGGCCTGAATATCTTGCAATCCACGCCATGCGGGATATAGTGGCATTCCAGCCCCGCCTTGCGCATTTCCTCAGTCCCGAATTGGCTATAGGTGATCGGATAGTCGGCGCACTTTGCCATCTCTGCGACCCTTGGCGGCACTGGCGTCTGATCCACAGGAAACCAGCAGGCCCAGGGTCTGCCCACGCGCTCCCTATAATCATCTGGCAATACCCAAATGTCCTGCAGCGAGATCACCAGGTCCGCCTTGAAAGCGTCACCATGTGCCCCGATTACATCGCTTCCCCATATATCATAAGCTCTGGGATAGATTGTCATGCCACCTAGCGAGAGCTTTGCCCCTGCCAAACCGTACCAGGCAAACTGTGCAACTTCATGCCCCATTGCCTTGAACCGTGGCAAGAGATACTTAGCCTGTACCCCGTAACCAGTATGTGCCCACAGCGCATTGCTTGACCATAAAATTCTCATCGCGGCTTGCCTGCGCCACAGTTACGGCACGAGGTACGAACCTCGTCTTGTATTGATCCACAGTAGGAACATCGCCAATCGGCGGGTCGCCTCGTTATGGTTGCAAACTCCCGATCCTGGTCTGTAATCCCCGACCAATAATCCGCCGTGCCCCCAGGGTCTGGGGTGGAGTGTCCTGGCATCCAGCCCGGCCTACCACCGCCGCTATAGTATTTCAGCATAAAATTGAGACTCATTGTCTTTCCCCTTTTTTTGATGCGCGCCGGGCGCGCAAGTGAGCAAAGGAGAGAACTCTGCTTGCTCACCCAGCGCGCCCGGCTATGCGGTTTACGTCCCGTATACCACGTCCAGTTGAACATTGAGAGCCCCAAACGTGCCTGTGCCAGTCTCGTCATAGTTGAGTACCACCATCTCGCCAGCAGCCACGTTCTTGCCGGTCGCAGTCATGGTAAACGTCTTCGGCGTCAGGCCCGTCCAGCCCGCCGTACCCCCGATCTCATCAGAGATCGCAGTCGTCGCCGTGCCAGCCGCCCCACCATTCAACAGTTTGAGCTTGAAATAGTTGGCGGTAGAAGCCGCTACGTCATCCACAACGGTTGCATAGGCGCTTTTGATCTCACAGGCCGCAGGCGCACGCCACACCGGATACACTTGATCTGCGGCGGGATCCTCCGAGATCGTCACCACAACCGGGAATCGTACTTCACTTTGAAACATATCGTTTACCTCCTAAGATCAGCTTGGCGCTGTCGCGTCAGCGGTGTAATAGCAACCCCACTCGTCGCGAAGCGTGCCCACGGCATAGCCGGCCGTCATGTTGAGCTCAGTGGCTCGCAGCGATGCGTCGCGCTCTGCCTCCATTCGAGGCGGTCGCCTGCTATCAAACGCCAGCGCGTCGGGAACGAACACGCCGGAAACAGCGTCATCGCTATCGTCCACAGTGATGTTTGCGCTGATATACCAGCGTGCTCCCAGGAACATGCCGACGTAGTAATCGCGCATGGCCTGGTTTGCCGTTTCGCCGAGAAACTGATACGTCGCGGCCGGTTGGCCCAGTTCTGTCCAAATATCGTGCCAATGGTAAGGATGAGCCACGATCTGGATGGGCCCACGGCTCTTAGCGTTACGCAGATAGGCGACGCAATCGGCGAACGACTGCAAATCTGCCGCGCTGCCAGCGCCAGGCCCAAGATCGACTGCCAGGCTAGAGAAGAGCCCAACCAAGTCAACGTCGATCTTGGTTGCGATAGCGCTTCCAAGTTCAAACGAGGCGTTGGCGGATTCATCCTCTGGGCTAGTCTCCATGTTCTGATCGGTGAGCAGCGCTTGGGCGATCACTTCACCCGGGGTGAGGGTCGTCTTTGTGCTCTTGCTCATCGTGGTCGGGTTGGAATAGTCCACACCATCGGCCACGCTCACGGCGGTTGCCGCAGGATAGATAGGCACGACGCGCGCCATGAACCCCTGCGCGCTATATCCATGAACAAGCGGAACCATAAGGTTCAGCTCGCGTGCCGTAAACAGCGCGTCCTCATAGATCGTGTTGATATACGAACTGATGTCCGTAAGTTTCGTGATAGCCATTATTGGCCTCCTATTCTTTAAATGGCATCACGCCGCCCCCGTTCCAAAAGCCCGATTTGCGTGCACCAAATATCTTGGCGCGGCGCTCCTCGTCTGTCATTTGGACTGGCCCGCCTTGCGGGTTCGTTGGCGTAATGCTGCCTTGTGCTTGTTTTGCTAGATACGGTTTCTCTTTGAGCAACCGGGTAACATATTCGTCAGCGCCTATCACCTTCTCATCCTCGCTCACTTCCAGAGTAGCAAGGGTATCAGGATCAATCATGCTCCAAGCATCCGTCGGGTCCTTGAATCCGGCTTTCGCCGCTGCTGAAACGATGCTCATTCTTAGCATCGTTCCCGTGGCCCGTTCCTCCGCTTCCGCCGCTTTAGCCTGCGCCTCTGCAAGCTCGGCCTTGATGCGCTCTGATTCTGTCATCTCAGCTTTCTTGCGCTCTTCCTCAGCCTCTTCGAGCTTGCGCAAGCTCGTGCGATATTTGGCCGCCTCTCGGCGCACCTTTTTCAGCTCCGCCGCGAGTGCCTCGGCGTCAAGCGTGCCCTCTGGCTGCGGTTGCCCATTCCCCGTCGGCTCCTGGCCGTCGGTCTTTTGGGGATCTTCCCCGTCTGCTTCTTTGGGCTCCTGGCCCTTTATATCCGTCACTTTTCCCTCCTGGAGCTCCTGGCCCCTGTTATTCTATCCATACACTCACGGCAGACATATCTCGGGCGTCCGTCCGCATTAGTCCAGCCCCAACCTTGCTTCCATGTATCACCAGAGCCATGCTTGCCACAATCGGCACAAATAACCTCGCCCCCTTTTGACTGCCCACGCCTCTTTAGAAATCCCATTCTCCTTTTACCTCCTGGATTATCGATTATCCTTGCTTCATGTTGGTAGGCTTTTGAGGCCAATCAATCTCCATATAATGAGTTACGTTCATCAATGTATTATGCTCCTCAGGGGACGTATTATAAACCTCGTCCCACTCTCCTGGCCCAGGCCACCATTGAGCAATAGTTACACCCGTCTGTGGGCTAAAAACCCAACGCCACCATAGATCATCTGGCGGCGGAACGCTGGCTACTTCAATCCATTTGCTCGTCTTATCTGCCACGTCAACCCCCTGGATTATTTTGCGCCTGCTAATCTCAATATCGTAATATCGTTGGGCCAACGGTCATCTTGGCTTCTCGCATGAGACGCACCAGACGCCTTGCTGCTTGCCTCCGAACGCTGGCCGGAACACCTTTTATGCCACCACGTGCACCCAATAATGCGGCGGCAGCCGCCCGTAGTGCGTTCTTGTTATATGGCCCACCTGGCCTGCTTCGCACTGGCAATTTGCACAGCTCCTTGATCTTCGCCTTGCCCTTTGGATTCGTGTCGATCAGGCACACCGCGCAATGGCTTACTCCATGCCGTTCCTACAAATGTCGCCATTATGCTGCCCTCCGCGCCGCTGCTTTCCGCTTCTTTGCCCTGGCATTGCGCCAGCGTCGGCTTATATCCTTCGCCATGCGCCGCGCCAGACCCGTGATATATCTATGCGCTCTCACGGGCCAGTTGCCGTTGAGAATAAGCATCACTAGAATCGCGCCTAATAGATAGTTTGTCATGTCGCCTCGATCCAGCCCTCAAATCCACCCGCCACCATAGCACCAGCTAAAATCCCTCTTACCCGCATCTCTATGTCGGTCTTCGCGGTCACTACGACAGGCATAGGCATGGTCAGCACAATCGAATCATCCAATAAAACATTGCGACGCACTATTGTCCATAGTCCCCCATATGCCCGTTTCCAAAGTGCCAGTTGACTACCCTTGGTGCTACCTTCTGCCGCCATGATCTGCACAACATAGAGAGTATAGCCATTTGGCACAGTGTAGCTGGCACAGAGCGCGTTGTTTTCCCCTATCTCAATTTGGGCCAACACGGTGTCATTGGCATTGTTGCTAACCGTAATTGTGCCCTCGTTGCTGCCTGTGCTACCGGCTGCCACAACCGTCATACACAGCACGCGCAAAAATGAGGCATCGGTCGTAACGTTCGTTGTGCCGTTCAGAGTCACTGTTTCACTGATACGGTCATAGTTTTCGTCTAGGCCAGACACTAGTACCGTGTGCGCGCCTGTGCCTGGCGGATCGCCATCATCAGCCGCATCGTCTGATGCTACCTGTAATCGCTCGGCAGATGTGAGATATGGCTGTAATGTACTCAGGCCACAAGTTGTTTCCCAATTGGTGCTAACATCTGGATTATACCCAAAGCGCCTCACGGGCTCATGCCCTGATATATTCCCCACAGCAATATCATACAGATATGGCATACAAGAGGTGCGAATCTTATTGTCAACGTGCTTGACGCCATAGGCCACATCGTTTTCATCCAGAAGGTGCACATCTGACCAGTGGTACACTATGCCGCCCTCCTATAGAACCTCTGTGCCTCCTTGCCCAATAGTCCTTTCAAGCTCTCTTCGCCTATCATCTCGCCATAGACGGGATCGGTATGCGTCGCTGCTAGATCATCGAGACTGATTCGCCCTGCCTTCCAAGCATCGTACTTGGCATCGCCCATCATCTCGCGTTGCGTCGCCTCGGATTGCGCGTTGAACCAGGCCGCCCCACTCTCGATCTCTTGTGCTGGCATATCCACATCAAAGCCTAGGTCTCGATAACTCACTGTGTTTGGCACTGCCGTGCATCGGCCATTATAATGGTCATCCAGCGGCTCACTGAGCGGATGTACTGAGCCATGTTGCGCTATGCAAGCCATGCACGTCCTATCATCTAGCGCCGATACCCACGTCCAACTCTTGACGATGTGCGCGTTTGCCATGTACGAGGCCCTGGACGCCTCGCGATATGCCCACATCTGCGATGTTCTTGCATTTCGCAGTGCCCAATTAAGCCCTTGCCCAAACTGCTGACGAATGCCCGCCGCTATCTTCTTTGGATTCCAGCCAAGCGCAATGCCCTCTATCATTGCATCGCCTACGCCTCTAGCTACCTCTTCACCCATCTGCTTGGCCCACCGCGCTTGTAATGGGGACCCTTCGCCTAGAAACGCTATCGCCTGCTCTATGGCGTCGGCAGGCAATTTGTTCCACTGTGCCATGATCTGCGCATCTATCTCACTCATACCTGGCAACGCCATCATCGTTAGCTGTTCTGAGTCTCGTATTGCCTGCTCTATCGCGGCCCGTGCTCCTAGCGCGGCCTCATTCTCGACAATCGTGCCATAGGTCGTCATTTCCTCGATGATCTGCGCCTGCAGCGCCTTGAGCCTGGCCATCCTGATAAGCTGACCCCGCGTCGGCTTGTCAAGGGCCTGCATCTGCACCAATAGCGCCTCGATCTGCTTTTGCATCCCACCATATATGCGCCCATAGGCTTGCACCAATCGCACGGCGGCCTGGCGCTCTTGCGCTAACAATCCAGCCTTGAATCGGTTTGCAGCCTCAACGACGGGAGGAGCCACGAGTGTAACCTCCTGATTTCACAAAGAAAAAACGCCCCAATCGGGGCGCTCTTTGCGCTCTAACCAAGGCGTTGTGTACGCTCTGTGCTATGTGGTTGTTATATCAAGGCCGCCCACCATGCCTCATCTAGCGTAGGTAGCCATCGCTCCGGCCAATGCCGTGATAGCCACTTGGCTATCTGGCATGGTATGTGCCAATGCCGCAATTTCCAGAAAAGGTGCTCGCGCCGCGTATTCAGACTAGAGGCCCGAGCCTCTTCCATAATGATCTCAAGCGTCCCTCTGGCGAAAGTCTCTTCATATCCATACTCATCGTCTGGGTCGGTTTTATTCATGCTTGCTCTCCATCGCTTCCCACATATCCGCTCTCAAATCTGCCAATCGCGCCGCCAGCAGCGCCCGGTGTGTAATCAGCGCATCTTCACCATAAAGGCGCTTGCAAAGCGCATGCGCTTTGTGCATAGCCTGCGCCTTCAGTCGGTACTTTAGTATGATACTTGATATGATGGCTTGTAGATATAGCCTTATTCTCTCAGGCGCTCTCATTTTCGCTCTCATCTTCGCTCTCCTTTGTGCTCTCTGGCACTTCGTATTGCGTCAAGTCGAATATCGTCTAGGTCGGGCTCATCATGTTCCCACTTGCCCATCCGTGGCCACAGAGCGCAAGATAAGCCATCGGCTTTCATTGTATTACATCCACCCGCTGAACCAGGGATGGGGCCACCCTTCCCCGCGACAATCCCGAATCGTCTGAGCAATCATGCGCAATACGAGATGCTTTACCTTTTCCCATATCGCATCCACGCATCTTACAAAGTCGAATATCGTCTTGACTCGGCGATGTTGTATCTCTAGTAGCCGACGCTTTGGATCATAGCGCCCCATCAGTTTACCATTTGCGTCGCGTAAGTCAACCCAGACTATTGCGGCCACTATAGGCATCCCTCGGCGTCACTTCCCAGCCGTGGCGCTTGCAAAGCTCTTTCCACCACTCGCTGAATTGATTCGGGAACAATATCCTGCGCTCTTCTACGCCTGGCCGGCTGTCGTCCGGCGTTGGTGCCCCCATCGACCAGAGATCGTGTAGCTCCAATGTCGCCTCGCGCGGGCTCACCGAGAGATATGGGGCCAGCTTGTTGCGCAATTGATTGAATGTCACGATTCGCGGTTTGGTCATGTCGCCTGGCGTTACGATTGCGGTCATGCGCCCCTCTCGAATGCTCTCAGCAACCGCGTGCCGATGTCATCTTCACCCTGCGCCTCATTCGCTATGCGTTCCTGTTCTAGCTCCCATTTGCGGCCCAAGTCGGCTGCCAGCGTT